ATCGTCACCAAGGAATTGCTCGAGTACTTGCTCGAGCGATACCCCGACCGCGTCCCAAGTGTCGACGCTACTGACCGGCAGATATGGTTATCTGTCGGCCAGGTGGCCGTGGTCAGGCATTTACAATCAATCTTCGAAGAACAAAACGACAACATCCTAAGGATCTGAACGAATGTGTCTAGGCAATTCCCCGGCTCCGCCGCCACCACAGCCACCCGTGATCGTGGCACCGGCGCCCACTCCCGCGCCTCCAACGCTCGCACAAGCTGCCCCTGCAAAAGCTGCTCGTGCAAAGCAAAAGGCTCGGTTGAAAGACCCGTACGCAAGTGACGACAGCGGCGCTCGAGCGCTGCGTATTGCACGACCGCGTAACGCAAAGGTCAGTATGCCGTCGGTCAACACCGGCGGTGGTATGGGCGTTAACACTGGACGCCAGAAGTAATGCACGCCGGCGTGACCTGTGCGTCACGCTACGAGAAGCTCGCAGCAACACGAGAGACCTACCTCGAACGCGCTCGAGAGTGTGCAAAACTTACCCTCCCTTCCGTAGTTCCCCCAGCGGGACATACATACAGCTCCCGGCTCCCGACCCCGTATCAGGGCATCGGTGCGCGTGGTGTGAACTACTTGGCAGCGCGACTTCTTCTCAGTCTCCTGCCCCCGAACACCCCCTTCTTCCGACTCACGCTCAGCGACTTCGAAGCAGCTGAGCTCGCCCAGCGTCCCGACGCCCGAGGTGAAATCGAAGCCGGCCTGTCGGCAATCGAACGTGCGGTCATGGAGGAGGTCGAGCAGTCGGGCTTACGAGCCCCTCTCTTCGAAGCTCTCAAACACCTGATCATCTCCGGCAACTGTCTAGTTTACCTGCCTGCTGCTGGAGGCACCCGCGTCTACGGTCTCGACCGATACGTGGTCAGCCGCGACGCTGACGGAAACCTGCTTGATATCACCATTAAGGAATCCGTCAGCCCAGCGACACTACCTGAAGAAGTCGCAGCTCTCATCACCGACCACAAAGAGGGTGAAGATGTCGACATCTATACCAAGTACTACCGCCAGGGTAAACGCTGGAAGCTGTACCAAGAGCTCGACAACGGCGTCATGATCCCCGGCAGTGAGGGCAGCTGGCCGCTCGACAAAGGCCCAATGCTTGCACTGCGCTGGAACACGATTGACGCTGAGCACTATGGACGCGGCTACGTCGAGGAGTACCTCGGCGACCTGATCAGCCTTGAAGGTTTGTCGAGAGCAATCCTCGAGGCCAGCGCCGCAGCATCCAAGGTGGTATTCCTGGTGCAGCCGAATGGCGTGACGCGAATGCAGGATCTTGCGGAAGCTGAGTCAGGCGACTTCAAGTCTGGCAACGCAGCAGACGTCTCGACACTGCAAGTGCAGAAGCAGGCCGACATGGCGGTCGCAGCAAATGCGGCTCAGCGGATTGAGCAGCGGCTGGCACAGGCGTTCATGCTGTACGACAGCATCCAACGTGACGCTGAACGTGTGACCAGCACCGAGCTGACCCTGTTGGCAAACGCACTCGAGGCAAGCCTCGGCGGTCTGTACAGTAACTTGTCGCAGACACTGCAGCTGCCGCTGGTGAAGCGCCTGATGGAGCGTATGCAGCGGCAGAAACGCCTGCCGGCTTTGCCAGACGGCGTGATCAAGCCGAGCATCGTCACTGGCACAGCAGCCCTAGGCCGAGGCAATGACCTCAACAACCTCATGCAGTTCATGCAGGTGGTCGGGTCACTAGGCCCAGGTGTGCTTGAGACCTTCATGAACGTCGACGAGTTCATCATCCGCACCGGCGCCAGTCTTGGCATCGATATGGGTGGGCTCGTGAAGACCCGAGAGCAGATCGCCCTCGAACAACAGGCCCAACTTGAGGCCCAACAACAACAGCAACTCGCGTCGATCGCACAGAGCGCAGCACCGCAAGCGGTTAAGGCTGTCGCCGACGCTACCCAGCAACAACAGTGAGTGAAAACATGGCTGACACTGATACCCAAATGTCCCTGCCGCTCGACGGCGATGTCGCTGAACCGACGCTGCAGGAATCATACGACAAACTCGTTGAAGAGGGCCACTTGCCCAAGGACGAGAATGTCGAAACCGAACCCGCTCAGACGTCTGAGCAGCCACAGGCTGACGAGCGGCCTGCATGGTTGCCGGAGAAGTTTAACAGCCCAGAAGACATGGCGAAGAGCTATGCAGAGCTTGAACGGAAACTCAGTAGTGGGGAGCCTGAAGCCGAGGAGGCAAGCGAAAGCGAGGAGGTAACTCCCACTCCCGCTGTCGACAGCCTGATCGGTAATGCAGAACAGGAGTTTATGTCGACCGGGCAGTTGTCCGACGAAACTTTCGACGCTCTGGCTGCAGCCGGCATCCCTCGAGAGACCGTTGAGGCTGTGCGAGACATGCGTATTCGCGAGGCTGAACAGAACCGCTCGGCAATCGTGCAGGAGTTTGGAGGCGACGACCGTGTCGGAGCCATGCAGACGTGGGCCGCTGATCATTACGACGACAACATGATCGAGCGGCTCAACGGGATGCTGAACAGCGGCGATTACAGCCAGACCCGCATGGCAATGGCTATGATCTCCACTGACTACGACCGAACCGTCGGCTCGACAGAACCCCAGCGGACGATTGGCGGTGTACGGTCTGGACCCGAGGGCTTCCGCTCAACAGCGGAGATGCTCGAGGCGATCAACGATCCGCGATACAAGTCGGATGACGCCTACCGGAATGATGTCGAGCGCAAGATTGGCAACATGACGTAGGACACCCCATGAAAAAACGGCTAAGCGAGCGCGGTTTGGCGCTCATCGCGTACTATGAAGCCAGTACCAGTCTGAAGACCCGCGATGGTCACGTCTGGTATCCTGGTGGTTACGACAACATTCCCGACAAGTACCTCAAGGTATACGCGGATCCGATCGCTACGGACCCGGTGCCAACTGTCGGGTTCGGCACGACAAGCTACGACATCAAGGGCCTCGAGATCGGCCATGTTTACAACGAAGCTGACGTGCTGCGCATGTTTGAGACGACGATCGGTCGCTACGAGAAAGCGGTGAACAAGCACGTCACCGTGCCGCTTAACCAGAACGAGTTCGATGCCCTCGTGTCGTTTGTCTACAACGTCGGCATCGCGGCTTTCCGCGACAGTACGCTACTGCGCCTGCTCAATCGGAGCCAGCGCGTATTGGCAACCAACGAGTTCCATCGCTGGAACAAGGCGGGCGGCAAAGAACGTGAAGGTCTGCGCAAGCGGCGGGCATCTGAGGCTGAGCTCTTTGCTTCGCCGGTGTCGGTCCCGCGTGGCGACATTACCGACAGCCGAACCATGCGAGCAGCCGGTGCGCTGGGCGTCGTGGGCACTGTCACGGCAGTGGCTCCGGTGATCGGCCCGCTCGAGCAGGCAGCGACGTTTGTCGAGAATCACATCTGGCTTGCGGGGCTGATTGCAGCTGCGTTCGCCGGCTACTTCATCATGGTTCGTTTAGACGATTGGCAGAAAGGGCGCCGATGAAATGTTCGACGACATCAAGCGTATTGTCTTTAGCGCTGCAATCGGTTTTGCGGCAATCGCGTACATCATCAGCACAAGGCAAGCACGTCGAAATGAACGCAAGAAACTCACACGACACTTTACGGAGAAAGGCTACGATGCCCAAGCGGCTCGCCACCTTTCTCACGCTGTCAGCGACCGCGCTCTGCGTGGCCAGCTGCAGCAGCACGGATGGCTCCGAGATTGACCGAGCCGTCTGTGCATCTTGGCTACCAATCTACGCCAGTGCGGCAGACACCGATCTGACTTTACGACAAGTCCTCGGGTCTAACCTTGCACGCGCAGAATGGTGCAACTGAGACAACCCTAACCGCAGCGGCCCGACGTGCCTGTCGGACAACCAAACGGAAAGCTGAGTCACAGTCATTCTCCCCCTATGTAGTTTAACAGGAGGCCATAATGGCTAATGCTACTCCGAGTTTCCTCGGTATTAAGAATGCAGGCACCTACAACAGTCCTGCGGCGGATGAAAGTTCCGTAAACGCCACACAGTTTGCAGCCAACAACGAGCTGTTTCTCAAGGTGTTCAGTGGTGAGGTCCAGGCTCGGTTCCTCGCTCAAACTGTGCTGCGTGACAAGACCCGGATCCGTACGATCCAGGCTGGTCGCTCGGCCATCTTCAACGCAATCGGCAAGACCACTGCTGCGTACCATGTACCCGGCACGGAGATTACCGGCTCTAACATCAAGCAAGACGAGCGGGTTATCCAAATTGACGATGTTCTGTTGGCTTCTACATTCATAAGTAACTTCAACGAAGCTATGAACCATTATGATGTTCGCTCTGCGTTCAGCCGTGAGATGGGCGATGCACTTGCTCAGACCTACGACCGCAACCTCTTTGCTGTTGCTGGTGCTGAAGCGCTGACGCCATCCTCTGCGATTGCCGACCAAGGCGTTGCTGAGAGCATCACGATGGATACGACCCCGACCTTCGCAGAGCTGGTTGACCAGCTGTATGTCGCGGCACGTAAGCTCGATGAGAAGAACGTCCCTGAGTCTGACCGCTACGTCTACGTGTCCCCGACCGTATACTACGGCCTGCTCGCACAGGATAAGGTTCTGAACCGTGACTTCGTTGCGAACAACGGTGACTTCTCGCAAGGCACCCTGTTCAAGATCGCCGGCATGTCGGTCATCAAGACCAACAACATGCAGGTCGACCACAGCTCTGACTCTGTCGACTTCCGCTCCAAATATGATGCGGACATGTCGAACATGCAGGCGCTGGTCATGCACCCAGAGGCGCTCGGCACTGTCCAGCTTGGTTCGTTCGGTATGTCGACTGAGTCCGAGTACGACATCCGTCGCCAAGGCGTACTGATGGTCTCCAAGATGGCAGTCGGCCACGGCACGCTGCGTCCTGAGTGTATCATCGGTATCCAGACCGACGGCACCAACAACACCCTGTCCTAAGCGACACTTTGTGGTGGCTCACATGCTGGGCCACCACTCCCCTAACTTATACGGAGACATGACATGACTGACTTCGTGACGGCTACGACCGAGCTTCAAGCGGTCAACGTCATGCTCACGAACATTGGCGAGACCCCCGTGTCGAGCTTGGAAGATGAGCAGGTTGTTGACGCAGCAATGGCTAAGTCGATCCTCGACAACGTCACCCGTGAGACTCAGACGCAGAGCTGGCACTGGAACACCGACATTCAAATTAAGCTTTCTCGCAACATCGAGAAGAAGATCGTGCTTGCACCCAACGTGATGCGCGTCGCCCCCAGCGGCCCAGACGCCATGCTTGCTGTCGTGCAGCGCGGGCGGTTCCTCTACAATCGAGGTAGCCACACTTATATCTTCGACCACGACATCACTTGCGACGTCACAATCGGGCTTCCCTTTGAGGAGATGCCAGAGGTGGCTCGCCGCTACGCAACCCTCCGCGCAGCCCGCATGTTCCAAGAGCGCATGATCAGCTCGGATCGGCTGAGCGCAATGGACCGCATGGACGAATACAAGGCCTACTCCGACCTGCTGAACGAAGAGGCAGCTGTCGGCCGCTACAATGCGCTTGCCGGCAACTTCAGCGCCCAGCGCATCATCAATCGCTACGGCTTCAACGGGAGCTAACATCATGCCACTGATCAGCGACACGATTGCCAACCTCATCGGGGGTGTGAGCCAGCAGGCCGAGAACCTGCGCTTCAGCAACACCGCGAACGAGCTGGTAAATGCGTTTGCGTCGCCCGTCTCGGGACTACAGAAGCGACACGCCGCTGAGTTTGTTGGCGAGATGCACGCTTTCAACAGCACCGCTGATCTCGCATTCGACAGCCGCGCTGCTGTCCACTTCATCGACCGCGATACTGTCGAGCGATACGTCCTCGTGGCCGACAGTAACGGCATCAAGGCATTCGACGCTGACACCTCCGACGCAATCGAGGTTGAGTACGTCGGCGGTACGCTGCCTAGTTACCTGACCGACGACGGTGATGGTGGCACGATCACTGACTTTGCCGACGCACTGCGGTTTATCACGGTGGCAGATACGACCTTTGTGTTGAACCGCAACGTCACTGCGAGTGGCAGCACTGGCGCTAACTTCAATAGCTATCACTTTGCAGCCTTTCCGCAGCTCGAGTTCGATACAGACCGGGGCGGCTCAAAAGGTGGTCGTAAGGTTGACGACAGTATCGCAACGTCTGGGTCGGCAGGGTATCGCACTCTTTACTTCAGCCAAGGCAAGACAGCGGGCACAGGTGACTTCACGATTGGGTTCCTGAACAAAGCAAATCAGTTCATGGGACTGGCGAAACAGGTCAGCGCTACGTCGACTGCGTCGACAGACGAGGTCGTGTCGAAATTCATTCAGGCTGAGTTCTCCTCTTCGCCGTCGGGTACCTCCTACGAGCTGCGCGATGCACTGACTTACAATTATTTACGACGCTACGAAGTAAGTAAATTCAGCGCTGACGCAGAAAAGTACCCGTTTTTTAGCAGCGGTACGACACAAGGCGATTTTATTGGCGACTATGGTCCCTCTACGTCTGTACCTGGTCAGGCCTTAAACAATCTAGCGGCGGTCTGGCACAACCAAGCGTCAGTGCCTACCACCACTGACGGGTACATGACTGACGACGATCTGCGGCAGTGCTTCGTGGGCCCTTACTACGGTATCAGCGATATATCCTCGAGTGGTTCTACCACGACTTTCCGCGTTGTTCGTCCCGACGAGAAGACATATGCAGGTTTTGAGAGCACGGTCGATGGCCGCACACGGACAATCGTCAACGACCTAAGAGTCAATAGCAGCGGCGAGATCGAGATTACAGACGGCGCTGGCGGCTACCGAGCACTTACAGTCAGCCGCACTGACAGCAATGCTGACCTGTACCTCCCTTACACTAGCTACACACAAACAAACCCACAGCTCAGCAGTCTCTACTGGAGCTCAGCCCCATCCGGCACCACTTGGCCGACTGCTTCGCTCGACCTGATAAACGACCTAGTGCAGATTGCGCACGACGGAGATAACTACACGGTAGGCGTTACCGACGAAGAGCTCCGTATTCTCGTCGCTGACGGCGCTGGGTTTAGCCTGACCAAGAACGCTGCCGGCACGGTGACAGCCTTTGAAGATCTCCCGCCTGAAGCAGCAAATGGTCGGGTGAT